CAGCGCGACGGCAACGCTGGCAGGACGCGCCTCGAATGATACGCTGACTTTGGTATCGAAATATAATGCCGAGTGGGCGGATGGTGAATCGTCCGAAAAGTGGCACTGCTGGAAGTTTGAACAGATTCTCGCACGTCAGAAGCAGCGGCTTCCTTATCAGCGGGAGTTTGTCGCAGCGTCCCTCGGCTCGAATCAGGGTACGAATATTTACGGCTCGGCTGATCCGGGGACGACGGGCGGCCATAAGGACACCGGCAACCGGCGCATGATTTCAAACATCGGCCTTGAAGATTGTTGCGGCGATCATTGGCAGTGGGGCGCTGACGTCGGCGCTGCTACAACGACGGGCGGAGCATGGGCTGATGCGTATGATGCAAACGACAAGTATGCAGGCGGTCATGTGTACGGTACGGTGTATAGGGCGCTCCTCGGCGGTGGTTGGTCTGCCGGTGTGAACTGCGGTTCCCGTGGCTCGCTTTGGAATGACGGTGCGCTGGGTCTGGGTGCGTATTGTGGTGCTCGGGGCGCGTCCGAGCCGTTACATAAACGGACACTATAATCGGCGTCGCACTTCGTACACGCGGCACATGGCCCGCGACACGATGCAAAAAACAAGTGCGCAGCACTCTCGCCCCAAAGGGGCGCGAATGGAGAGGTCGAAATGATGAGAGAGCGTCCGCCTTAACGGCGGCTTTCTTGGCTTGTATGCCGTAGGCGCTCCTCGGCAGTAATTGGAATAACAGTGTGAACTGCGGTTCCCGTAGCTCGAATTGGAATAACAGTGCGCTGAATCTGAATGCGTCTTCTGGTGCTCGGGGCGCGTCCGATACGGCGGGAATTAAATCGTCCAGAGTTGAAACCCGAACGGCTGGGCTTACAGGCCACGGTCAATGACCGAAATACACAACAGGGGAACCCCTTGAAATAGTAAAGATTTGACCTTGTATCTTGACGTTTTGAACGTCCCCTCCACAAGCATCTGCCGGCGACAGCTTGAAGCGGCAGAAGATGAGCTACCGTTCATCGCGACCATCGTCGAGAAAAATCATTGGCTTACATTGACATGAAAGGGGATAGAAACAATGAAAGGTTTTCCGAAACACCTGAACAGCAAATTTGACTATGAGTATATCAAGGACAATTTCCCGCCGGAACAATGGAAACCGTACTGGCAGGCTCTCCTCGATGAGCGCTACCGCTGGATGGACGACCACGAAATTCCAAACCCGGAGGCGGGCATCGTTGACGAGACGCACAAGGTCGAGGAGCGCCATTCCACGAATCCGGAGACGGGCGAAGACGTGACCACCTATATGCAGCTCGTTTACAAGGAAAATCCGGGCAGCGACTTCTGGCGTATGGGCTTTACTGAAGAAGAGGTTCGCAGGGCATTGGAGGACGCAGAATGATTAGGTGGCTGATCTATCTGCCCTTTTCGCTGCTGCTGACGGTAATTTGCTATATCACGAATCCCATAGTGCTATTGTTCTGTGACGAGGACGGCGAACTGCCGTCCTTTCTTCATCTTTGGCAGACATGGGACAACTCGTGCAATCCGTCGGACGTTACGGAGCATAAACAGCTTCCTTCATTCCTGCTGTATGACTGGCCGAAACACTATGAGGAAACATACGGCACGACGCCGGAGCTTGCGAAGGTAGGGCGAAAGCGTTGGTTCACCACCTGCATCGACAATCACTTCACCTTGTGGGAGCGAATCAAAAGGTATATTTGCAGATGCTATTGGTTGACAAGGAACTGCTCGTATGGCTGGTCGTTTTGGACGTTGGGCGTCACGCCTGGGATTCGATGGATTGTTGAGAAAAACGACGGTGACACCATTTTTGTGCATGAGGACTATATTCTTTGGTGGCTGGACGGTGCGTGGAAGTTTAAGTCTACTGCCAAAATCTGCACGATTTTCGGGTGGGAGCTGCACTGGAATACGTTCCTTGGATGGAAAATTGTTGAAGATGCGCCAGTAGACACCCGCGGTATGATCGCAAACAGAGTGGCGTTTAGCTTCAAACGGGAGGGAGAACAATGAATTGGGAAATGATGGGACAGATTGTAAGCGTCGCCGGGTTGTGCGCTACAGCTTTTCACTTCGCTGTTTTGAAGCCTTTGAATGAAGCAATTACGCGGCTCGATTGCACATTACAACGAATGGAAAATCAGCTCCGGCAAATAGAAGAAGCGCATCATTTGTTGGATGTGAAGGTCGCGGAGATTGACCAGCGGTCAAAAAGTGCTCATGCACGGCTCGACGAACTTATGAAAATGATTCGTTTCGAACACGCTGAAAAATGACCGCTAGAAATCGCCCGTGTTCGTCGAAAACTAAGCGGCGAATATAAACTATCGCGCGGATAATGGAAAACGCAATACAGGGCGTTTCTGTACGTCAGAATCGAAACGGGGGTATTTTATGGCGTTTATGCGGAAATTTAAATCGAATTTACTTGATATGGCGAACTGGAGCAAGCATCACTTGTCCCAAATCATCATTTTGGCGGGCGTTATTATCCTTTTTCTTGTGGTGCTTGTCCTGTTTAGTTGGTTCGTTGGATTTTATGCAAATGGATTTTACGGTCTTAAATTTGATTTAGGGAGTGTTTGGCAAGGCTTGGGCGCGTGCGTCACGGCGATTAGTGGATTATTAACCGTGGCGGGAGTTCAGCTAGGAAAACACTACGTTGATAGTAAATACAATTCAGCGGCGGGCGAAAAGCCGCGAGGAAAAACGGAGGGATAATAAGATGGCAAAAGTATTTATCAATCCCGGACATGACGAGTTGTCCTTGAAAGGTACGCCGGACTATGACTGTGGCGCGGTAAACTACGACATCCCACTTTATGAAAATGAAGTCGCGCTTGCCGTTGGCGAACTTGTGCAGAAATATCTGATCGCGGCAGGGTGCGACGTTGAGCTTTTGCAGAGTGAAAGCCTTTCGGGAATTTGCGCGGCGGCGAATGAATGGGGCGCAGATTTGTTTGTAAGCATCCATTGTAATGCTTTTAATGGCATAGCAAACGGCGTTGAAACGCTTTCCTATCCTTCGGATATTGAAGGTTATCATTTGGCGGAGTGCATTCAAAATCAAATTCTTGGCACGTTCGATGAACTGACCGACCGGGGATTGAAAGCCCGCACAGACCTTGCCGTATTAAACGGTACGGATATGCCCGCGGTGCTTGTCGAAATGGCGTTTATTGACAATCCTGACGACGCAGTTTTGCTTCGCGACCGGCAGGACGATTTTGCGCGGGCTATTGCGCGGGGCGTGACCGACTATTTGTCCGGGTGCTGATATGATTATCAAATCAAACACGCCGTTATCTGATAACGAAATGAGGCGTATCAAAGCGGCGGTGCAGGGCGCGGAAGAAATCACGGTTTCTGTCATGGAGCGCGTGGCGGATATTTTTCCATACACTGATATAACAGCAGATAAGGACGTTTTGTATATCGGGAAACCGCCGTGGGATCTAACGCAAGAGATTGTTTTACCGAATGAAAGCGAGTTTTAATTATTGGTTCTTAATTAAAATAAGAACCAAAACTTGATTATCTTGGTTCTTACGTTTGACTAAGGGAGGGCGTGAAATGTGGAAGAGAATAAAGTATTTAAGTTTATCGCTTATGCTTGCGTTTTCGTTTTTATCCTTGCCGTGTGCGCCTATCTGCTACGCGAACCAGACGTACATGATCAGCGAGAGCGAGCTTTTGACGTTGAGCGAGCACTTGACGATGTTGGAAGAGAACAACAAATTGCTGCAGACGCTGTTGACAGAATCGGACGAACAATCGACGATAGCATTGGACGCGCTGATGCAATCGAGGAAAGAATTGGAGACGCTGAAAGCGCAATTACTGCAAGTGCAGAAAGACGCGGAGAGTGCGAAAGAATCATTGAAGATAGCGAATCTCGAATTACAGAAAGCCAGAGAATCATTCAGACAGTCAGAGAAAGAACGAGACAAAATTGAGGGCCGGCTTAGAAATCAAAGAAATATATGGGAAGTATTATGCCTTGTCGCTGTTGGGGTAGCGGTAGCAAAATAAGGGGGAGGAATCACTATGAATCCAGACTGCAAAGCGGCGCGTGCGTTTTTGAAATGCGCGACGCGGAGCGAGTATAATGCGATTGTCTATGAGGCAAAGCTAACGCCGGAGCAAGAGGAAATACTAAATCGGCATATATTGAAAGCCGAGACAATCATTAAAATCTCGCTTGACCTGCATTGCAGTACAACAAACGTAAAGAATCGACTACACGAAGCCTACAATATCATCCATAAAGTAATGACAGGCGCCTCGAAATGAGGCGCCCTTTTTCTTGTCTTTGCAAAGACTTCTGATTGATTTATATATGCGATAATTTCCATCGGGTGAAATAAAATGTTTGTTTTATACAATCCGAATCCAGAGCAGAACATTGTCGGCGATTGCGTGGTTCGCGCAATTTCGAAGTTGATGGATACTGACTGGCAAACCTCTTATCTTGGCGTTGTTACGCAAGGATATAAGATGTATGATATGCCTTCTTCTAATCCTGTTTGGGGAGCGTTCCTAAAGGAGCACGGTTACAAACGACATACGCTGCCGGACACTTGCCCGGACTGCTACACAGTAGCCGAGTTTTGCCGTGACCACCCGAAGGGGCGCTTCCTTCTAGGCACTGGTTCTCACGTTGTCACTGTCGTTGACGGTAATCATTACGATACATGGGATAGCGAGGCGGAGACGCCGATTTACTACTGGTCAAAGGAGGAAGATTGATGGCATACCCTAATAATATGTTTACTCCTATGCAACAGACGCAGAATCAAATTATGCTCGTTCCGGTCAATGGCGAGGGCGGAGCGCAAATGTACCCGGTAGCTGCAGGCTCGACGGTGGCGCTGATTGATTTTGACGCCTGTATTTTTTGGCTCAAAACCACGGCGCCGAATGGACTTCCGCAGCAAATGCGGAAGTTTGAGTTTAAGGAAATCGTGCAGGCGGCGCAAACAGATGGCAACATGGTCACGCGAGAAGAATTTTCCAGTCTGCAGGATAAGTTGAATAAAGTCTTAGAGGCATTGGGGGAGGCAAAGAAAGAATGAATAACCCGATGAACATGCTTCAACAGTTTCAAAACTTTGCTGCAAACTTTGCCAAAATGCAAAAGGACCCGCGCCAAACAGTGCAAGAACTTTTGAATAGCGGGCAAATGACGCAACAACAATACAATCAGCTTTCGCAAATGGCCTCGCAAATTATGGGGCGTAAACCGTGATATATCTGGCCAGATATAAATAAATCAATCGGAGGTAATTCTTATGAGTATGACAGATGGCGGCTGACATGCAGCGCGGCTTTGATCAGCAAGCTACGCAGGGCGCGCTTGCCGGATTGCAGGCGCAGGTTGGCAATGGCTTTGCGGACGCTGCGGTTGCTCGCTGCAATGCGCAGACTTCGCTTCTGCAGGCAATGAACGCAAACCAGAACGCCACGAATCAAAGCATGAACACGCTGGCAATGTCGTTGCAGAATTGCTGCTGCGAGAATCGTGCTGGCCTGGCTGACCTTAAATACACGGTGGCGACGGAGAACTGCGCGGACCGGCAGGCAATCAGCGACGGCCTGCGTGATCTGATGGCGCAGAACACGGCCAACACTAATGCAATTGTGCAGAGCCAGAATCAGGGTTTCCAGGGCGTGCTTGACAAGCTTTGCCAGATGGAAATTGATAGCCTCAAATCGCAGAATGAGCAGCTTCGCACTCAGCTCAATATGGCAAACCTTGCGGCCTCGCAGACGGCGCAGACGGCACAGCTTATCCAGGACAACAATGCGCAGACGGCGAATCTGCTTCAGCGTTTGAATCCGAATCCGGTCCCAGCCTACGTAGTCCAGAATCCAAATTGCTGCGGCGCGGTCAATTTCGGTTGCGGTTGCGGCGCCTGATTGGAGGTGCTGTAAATGGCCGAATGGACAGCCAACGATAGCCAGACGGTAAACCCCGGCGAGGCAATCATCTTTGCGGAGAACCCCGTACCGTGCAATCGCGGCCTTGTATGGGAGCGCGAAGGCACTGGACTTTTTGAACTGAAGGGATATACGCCGAACGTGCGGCGGTGCTGCTGTCAGCCGGAGCCGTCTGCAATCTATCAGGTGGACTTTGGCGCGAATATCGCTATCCCGACCGGCGAGACAGTAGGGCCTATCTCGGTGGCGATTACTCTTGGCGGCGCGACAATTCCCGCCTCAACCATGATTGTGACGCCTGCGGCGGTGGAGCAGTATTTCAATGTATCGCGTGCAATCAACGCACTTGTGCGTAAAGGTTGCTGCGAGACGTTGACAATCCGCAACACGTCGGACATTCCGATTCTTGTTCAGAATGCGAACGTGATTTTTGCTCGGCCTGATCTGGCCGTGACACGGTAAGGGGTGAAACCATTGGATAAGGTTATGGATAAAGTCTGCGAAATGTTCCATGAGGTCCTTCGCGAATATGCGGAACAGGGACATTTCAAAGACAAGAGCGCCGTCGAAACCGCAAAAGCTGCGGTCAGCGGCATTACGAAAATCAAGACTATCGAAGCAATGGACCGCTTCGAGGGTAACAGCTTCCGTCGTTCTATGGACGGATATTCCGAGGACGGCATGAGCTATCGCGGGTCCTACGACGAGGGCAATAGCTATCGCAGAGGGCGCGGCATGAATGGACAGTTTGTCAGCCGTGACGGTTATAGCCGCGACGGTATGCGCGACAAGCTGGAAGGTCTTATGCAGGAAGCACAGGGACACGACAAGGAAGTTATCAAGGAAATGCTTTCCAAGATGTAAGACAAGGGCGGGGACGGCGAAAGCCTCCCCGCTTTTTGTATGTAGCTTGTATGTAACGAAGAAAAAAGAAGCCCGTTTTAGAACGAATAACGAACAGAAAAAAACACCTTATGAATCTTGGAAATGCAGTAATTAAAGGTGTTTGCAGAAATCAAGAAAAACTCCAATAAATTATATTGTGGTTAACAAGGAAAGCCCGTCAGCATTGAACTGACGGGCTTTTTTGTATGCAATGAGTATGTAATTATATTTCGTTAATAGCTTGTATTAACTGGGATTGCGTCTTGTGTGTATATAAAGCATCGACGTCTCCACCGGCATGGCCGATTATGAGCTGGATTGTGCGCTTCGCGACGCGTGCATTGTCAAGCATTGTCTCGCACGTATGGCGTCCGTCGTGTGGAAGGTGGGAGCGGACTATAGGCGACGTAGATTTTCGCCAGTAGTTATTGACTAAATACTTCAGGTCCGATGGGTGCGTTCCGTTTGGAGCTGTCAGTAAATAGTCAGACGGGCGAGATAAAAAGCCTTCAATCAGCGGGACAATCTTTTCGGCTATGGGTATACAGCGGTTGATTCCAGCCTCGGTTTTCATCCCGCCGATCATATACCGTTCTTTTAGGTGGACGTTATCGCGGCGAATCTCAATCAGTTCGGATGGGCGCAGGCCGGTATAGCAATACACAAGGGCAAGCTGCACGCCAAAATCTGTAGTGTTTTTCCATAGCGTTTGCAATTCTTCTGTCGTGAATGGCTGGTGTATATCGCTTTTAGGTATGCGTGGGACCTCGACGCCCTGGGCTTTATTGACCGTAACAAGGTTTGTGATCTTAGCATACTTATATAGGAGGCCGAAAATCATTCTGACGTGGGCGGCGGTATGCGGTTTGTCTGCCACATTGTCAACGACCGCTTGAATCTGCGCCGTGGTTATGTCAATGAATCTTTTGTTATGAACGGCGGCGCAATGACGGAAAGCGTTCTTGTAGTTTGGCGGTACGGTTTTCCCTCGGCTCTCTCGGTACGCTTGCCATTTCTCCCACAATTCCAACGTCGTAACGTCTCTTGCCCGGGCGTCAAAGGGGTTATCGTTATAAGCAGATAGGGCGGAAAGTGCTTCTCGCCGCGTCTCGTAATAGCCGATATACTTCCGCACAAGACGGCCATCCGGCTTGCGGCCTGCCGTGACGCAGACGGCGAAAGGCTTGCGGCGTTTGCCGTGGAGTTTGTAGATGGAGCCAAAGCCATTAGGGTTCCGCAACGTGACCGCCTCCCTGCCGCCTTCGTGCGGCTTTTATTTTAGTTCGATATCTATGTTGTATTTTTGCTTTACAAATTGTAACCAGTCTCTTTCAAATTTTACTTTCCTATCTGTATTCCTGATTCCTAGCCTTTGTTCTTCTTCACGTGCCGCATTAAAACGATTTATCTTTTCAATATATTCTTGGCGCTGCTGCGCATAAGTCTTTTGTGGTCTTGGAAAATGTTCTTCCATTTCCTCTTGGAGTGATTCTACTGATGGCTTTATTTCTTCGATTTCGCTTTCAAGGTCTTTGACCTTTTCTTTTAATGTGTCAACCCTATCTTCTAAATGCGAGATGTCCCTTCCCATATCGTCAATCTTCTTTGCCTGTTGATAACACATAAAGGAAACAATGACAAGGCAAGCAAGCAAAAGAGCCGTGATCTGTTTTTGGTGCATAGCAACCGCCTCCTATTAGTGTACGTGGATTCTTTTTATTCGCATAGTGTGTCGAAACTCTACTACTTCTCCAATGATCTTTACGTTGTTTGCGTCTGCTCCAGCAAAAATGCGGGGCGGATATTTGGGATTTGAAGACTGTAAAACGACGACGCCATTCTCTTCATCTTTTAGAACATGTTTTAATGTGCCTTCGCTTTCTTCCCCATTGCATATAACAACAACCGCAATGGCTCCGTTTGGAACATCTTCTTGTAAATGCACAATACAAATATCACCGTCTCGGATTCCGTCGCCTTCCATGCTGTCGCCTTCTGCACGAAAAGCAAGAATCTCGTCCGGCCTATATCTATCATCGACTGCAATATATTCGTCAATATATTCGTAAGCAAGGCCGCCTGGACCGCAACGAACAGAGCCAATAATAGGGACGCGATTTGTTTCTCTTAATGGATATAGCTTTGCGGCTTTTATTTGTTGTCGATTCTGGCTGTCGCCAAGAAGCTGCTCGTCCATGTAGGCGCGAAGTTCTTCTGTAGAAGGGGAATGACCAATAAGGTAATCTGTAGAAACGTGGAAAAAGTCTGCAAGAATACGAAGCGGTTTATATTTAGGGACACGCTGCCCTGATTCGTACATACCAATAGAGCTTTTTTTAATTCCAGTAAGTTTAGATAATTCATCTTGCGTTATCCCCTTCTCGTTCCGTAAGCTTTTTAGCCTATCGTTAAATGCCACGTTATTCACCTTCTTTACTTATTTGTATATAACTAGTATATCACGCGGCGTGAAATATCTCAATAAAATTCCACAAAAAGTGATTGACAAAAAGTCACTGATAGTGTATTATACTCACAAACGGTGAAATCACTATTAGTGTTTAAGGGGGTGAAGAATTGGATATCAAAAAACGGATGGCTAATAAACTAAAAAAATTAAGGAACAATCGTGATGCCGCTGCTGTTGCGAAGGCCTGCGGTATCAGTCGTTCCGCATTAGGCATGTATGAAACAGGGGCTAGGATTCCAAGAGACGACGTTAAGATTAGGATTGCAAAGTATTACAACAAGTCGGTACAAGAAATTTTTTTTGCATAGCAAAGTCACAAACGTGAGCGGGCGTGAAAGGAGATTGTCGATGGAATTACAAGTATTTGAAAACACGGAGTTTGGAAAGGTTCGCGTCATGGAGAAGGACGGCGCTCCGTGGTTTGTTGGGAAGGACGTTGCAGAGATTCTGGGATATGAACGGACGGCAGACGCTATCCGGGTTCATGTTGACGAAGATGATAAAGGGGTCGGTGAAATACAGACCCCCGGCGGAAAGCAAGCAATGGCGCTGATTAACGAGAGCGGTCTTTATTCTCTCGTCCTCCAAAGTAAACTTCCAAAAGCAAAAGAGTTTAAGCGTTGGGTAACGTCGGAGGTTCTTCCGTCTATCCGAAAGCATGGCGCATACATGACGCCGGAGAAAATCGAAGAAGTCCTTCTCAATCCCGACACGATGATTAAGCTGTGTACCCAGTTAAAGGAAGAACAAGCAAAGCGTCGTGAAGTAGAAAAGCAGATTGAAGAAGCAAAGCCGAAAGTGCTGTTTGCTGATGCGGTGAGTGTTAGCAGTACAAATATTCTTGTCGGGGACTTAGCGAAGATTCTAAAGCAAAACGGTATCGAGATCGGGCAGAAGCGTTTGTTTAAGTGGTTACGGGATAACGGTTATCTTTCCAAGCGGAACGGCATGGAATGGAATATGCCTACGCAAAAAGCTATGGAAATGGGCCTTTTCTGTATAAAGGAAACCGTTATCAACCATGCAGACGGACACACGTCCATCAATAAAACGCCAAAGGTTACAGGAAAAGGGCAGATTTATTTTGTAAACAAATTTCTTTCTATGCAGGAGGCGCACACAGCATGAAGCAGTTACGGACGGAAGGCGTGGCGCAGTTACTTCGGCAGCCGCAAGAGACGGTGCGAAATCTACTCCGCACAAAGACGGTCGATTGGGGTGTGTATATCCAGCCGAAGAAAGCGCGGTTCGGGCGCGGGCAGTACATTTACTTTGCCGAGAAGTTCGCGCAGGCGACGGGATTTTCGATGGAGGAAGTGGAGGCGGTTATGACGTGAACAGGAAGAGGGTAATTCAAGCAATCAAAATCCTACGGGAAGAAGTGCCTGGATATGTCGAGGAGGCAATCATGGGGGATTGCCCGTGTGATCTTGGACTGCCGGCAAAGTTCCGCAAAATGTGTGGAATGGAAAGCACGTCGTTTGAGTTTTCCCCGGAGTATTGCGAGCAATGCTGGTCGGAAGCGTTGGAGGAAAAGGAATGAACATGGTGCGCTGGTGTGATCTGATGGAGGCATTGCTTGTGCTTGGATTTGTTTCAGGCTTTGTCTTCGGCATGTTCATGGGCTTGTGGTGCTACGTTACGTTGGGAGGATAACCGATGGATACATTTATGAAGATGGTGTCGGTGCTGCTCCTGGCCGCGTGCATTTGGCAGATTATAAAAATCGGAAAGGAGGAAGAGGATAAATGAAAAGGCGGATTTATTTAAGCCATCCTTACGGGAGGAACGCGGAAAACAAAAGAAAAGCCGCGCAGATTGCGCAGCTTTACCGGCAGATTTGGGACGCGGAAGGGCATGAGGATTGGACCATTGTAAATCCTTTGGAATACTTTGAGAAGTTTGAGGATATGGACGACGATACGATTCTCCGGGCCGCGACAAATTTAATGGGGACCTGCGACGGCGTTTTGTTTGCGCCGGGCTGGAAGCGTTCTCGCGGTTGCCGATATGAGCATTACATGGTGAATCAGATGGACACGCTCCCTGTGCACTACCATCAATACGAGATACCGGAAGGGGTGATGAAATGAAGATATGGAACGCTTTGACAAAGGACGCGCAAGACGCGCTGTTAGTTTTAGGGTTTTTGATTGAGTGCTACATACTTTTCTGGGTGATGGTATGAGATACGCAATAACAAGCGAGACGCCATCTTGCCGAGAGTGCGGAAGGCCGTTGCCGGATGGTGCTGATTTTAGAACGCAGTATTGCGAAAAGTGCAGGCAGCGGCACCGGCTGGAAACATGGAAGCGAGCCAGAAGGAAGAGCTACAAAAAGCATAGGGACAAGATTTTGACAGAGAAGAAAGAAGAATATCAGTGGTATAAGGATCACGGCATTTGCGTTGATTGTCATGCGAAAGACGTGGAGGTGAGAAACGGTGTGCAAATGACACGATGCAAAGAATGTTTTGAACGAAAGAATTTATTGAGGCAAAAGAAAAAGGCCTGACGCGTTGGAGCACGACAGGCCGCCGAGTATTTCTACTCGTAATCTGGTTACCGTGATTATATCACGGGCAAGGAGGTTTTGTAAATGGAGATTGAAAATCCGATTTTGATTGACGCCTACTGGCCGGACGAGGACGAGCCGGAGAATGAAAGTAAGTGGGAAAAGCTTTGCAGAAAGGCGGATGAAGAATATGACGGGAGGTTTGACGAATGGCAAAGTTGATCATGACAGTAGAAGAAATGCAAGACAAGGCTGCATGGCTGGCGGCAAGAAACAAGGGAATCGGCGGCTCCGATGCGTCTGTGATCGTCGGGTTGAATACCTGGAAGTCGCCGTTCCAGTTGTGGCTAGAGAAAACAGGGCAAGCGGAGCCGGAGGATTTGACGGACAATGAGTATGTGTATTGGGGTACGACGCTGGAAGAAGTTGTGGCACGGGAGTTTACCATTCGGACTGGGAAGAAAGTTATACGTCGGGGCCTCCTACAGCACGACGATATCCCCTATCTGTTGGCGTCGGTTGACCGGCTTGTCGTGGGCGAGGACGCCGGGCTTGAATGCAAGACGGCAAACGGTTTTGCGGCGAAGGCTTGGGACGGGGACAACGTGCCTGATGCGTACTACGTACAATGCCAGCACTACATGGCGGTTACGGGCGCGAAAACGTGGTACATTGCGGCGCTGATTGGCGGTAATCATTTCGTTTGGAAAGAGATACCGCGCAACGAGGATGATATCAAGGCGCTACTTGAAGCCGAGGCGGAGTTTTGGCGCAAGGTCGAGGCAAAGGAAATGCCGGACGTGGACGGAACGGAAAGCTGCGCGCATGCGTTGGCGGAGAAGTTTGCTGGCGGCGGCCCTGCGATAGAGCTTCCGCAGGAGGCCGAAAGTATTTTGAAAGATTTGGATGTTCTCTTGGAGAGCGAGGCGGCAACAAAGGCATTGATTGACGAAAAGAAAAATCAGCTGCGTCTGATGCTTGGCGACGCCGAGGCCGGGACAATTGGAGATCGGAAAATCACATGGAAGGTCCAGGCAGGGCGCACGACGCTTGACACGAAGCGGCTCAAAAATGAACACCCGGAAATCTATGCAGCGTATTCGAAGGTTGGGCAACCGACCAGGGTATTGAGGATTGGAGGGTGAGGTCGTGGAAGATTTTGATAAAAAAATAGAGCAACTTGTTTCACGCGGTACATGGGCAAGGGATATAAATATTCACTTGAAAAATTTAAGGAATGTTGAAGCACGCATAGGAAATGGTCTTGCCGTAGAGATTGGAATTGAGGGTTTAAATTTGCATTGTGTGATTAGAAAACACCACTATGATGATATTCTTTCAATCATTCAAAAAAGCATAAAAGAAGATGAAGCTACAATTAAAGATTTGTTAAAGGAGGACAAAGACAATGGCAACAACTAAAGGCGGTATCGTAGCACAGGCACAGAAGGCAGACACGACGAAAGGCATGAAGGCATTGATTGTTTCCATGCAGGGCGAAATTCAGAAGGCGCTGCCTTCGGTCATTACGCCGGAGCGTTTCACGCGGATGGTCCTGACGGCAATGAGCACTAATCCGACGTTGGCGCAATGCACGCCGAAAAGTTTTTTGGGCGCAATGATGCAGGCTGCGCAGCTTGGTGTCGAGCCTAACACGCCGCTGGGGCAGGCGTATCTAATTCCGTATAAGAATCATGGGACGCTTGAATGCCAATTTCAAATCGGATACAAGGGCCTGATTGACCTTGCCTATCGGTCCGGGGAGATTACGGATATCCAGGCGCATGAGGTCCGCGAGAATGACACGTTTGAGTATGAGCTTGGGTTGAATCCGACATTGAAACATATCCCTGCGTTGAAAGACCGGGGCGCGGTGATTCTGTATTACGCCGTATGGCATACCAAGAGCGGCGGCTATGGCTTTGAGGTTATGAGCGTTGAGGATATCCAGACGCACATGAAGAAGTACAGCAAGGCCGCAGGTTCCGGCTTCTCGCCGTGGAGCACAAACTTTGATGCTATGGCAAAAAAGACGGTGCTGAAACAGGCGTTGAAATATGCACCGATTAAGACGGAGTTTGTCCGGGCCGTGGCGCAGGACGAGACGATCAAGAGCGGTATCGACGTTAATATGTCAGATATGCCGGACGAGACGGTGATCGAGGCCGAGGCTGTGGACATGGAAACGGGCGAGGTAACGCAGGACGACGACGCGATTCTTGATGCGGCTATGGCGGAGGCGGAGAAGAAATGAACATCGTAATCATTCACGGTCGCGTGGCAAAAGACATTGAGATCAAGACGACGCCGGGAGGGAAGCGGTACTGCCGCTTCCCAGTAGCGGTGGACCGGCCGCCGACGAAAGACGGCGAGAAGAAAGCAGACTTTCCGATGGTGCTGGCGTGGGATAAGACGGCGGATTTTTTGGAAAAGTATTTTTCAAAGGGCAAGGAAATTCTTGTTACCGGGAAGATTCAGACTGGCAGCTATGAGAAAGACGACGGGACAAAGGTATATACCACGGACATAAGGGCTGATCGTGTGGAGTTTTGCGGGAGCAGCGGTGGGGATAGTGCAAAAAATGCACATACTGACGGCGGGGATAGTGCAACGGATATTCCGTTTTGAGGCGGTGGATTGAGTGGATTTTATTCAGCAGCTAAAAACCTTCGATGAAATCAGTTTTGGAAACCTGACGCCCAACGCGATTGCTATTTATTTGAGGTTGTTTTTGATAAATAACAGGACCGGTTGGAAGGAATGGTTTACAGAATCTGATTACTGGTTGGGGCGTGCAGTTGGAATAAGTCGTCGTGAAACAATCATAAGCGCCTTAAATGTTTTGAAACAAAAAGGACTCATTGAGTTTGAACGTGGGAGAAAAGGACAACAATCAAAATACAAGATAGTACCGCTATTAAATAGCGACACTACTAGCGACATGAATAGCGGTAGTGATAGTGGCACTACTAGCGGTACTACTAGCGACATGAATAGCGATAATCCTAAACAAGAAACTATAAACAAAAAACCTAAACAGGTAAACAATCAAGGCGCGCGCGCGAAGTTTGTCCCTCCGACACTGGAAGAAGTCAACCAGTATGTCATGGAGAACGGACTTCATGTTGTAGCGAAGGATTTTGTTAACTATTTCACGGCAACAGGATGGGTAGATGCCAAAGGTCAAAAGGTCGTTTCGTGGAAGGGCAAGCTGCGCACATGGGAGAAGTTTCAACCGAGGCAGAAGTTATCCACAGGAAATCCACAAGGCAACGTGCAAGATGATATTGCACAAGCAATCGCTTTCTTTGAGAGCCAGGAGGGGAATCCATGAGCAGAGAAGCAGACATTTTGAAAGTGCTGACGCCGTATGCGTCTGCATTTCCCAACGTGAAAATCAAAGCGGAGGCATGGCCGATCTATGCGCGGGCTTTGTCTTTGCAGTTGGCGCCGGAAGAGGTAAACGCTGCAATGTTGAAGCTGCTGAACACGGTCAAATGGTTTCCGACGATTGCCGAAATCATTGAGGAAGCAAAGTCTATTCGCGAGACGGCGCAGGAATCTACGTTGCCGGACGGCGGCGCAGCTTGGGAAGAAGTGATCAAGCAGGCCCGATACAACGGCCTTGACCGGCCCTGGAAATTTTCTTGCCCGGAAGTAAAAAGAGCGTTGGAGCGGTTTGGAAAATCTGAACTGATGCACCTGGAAGAATCTCAAACGAACACGGCGCGGGCGCAGTTTTTGAGGATTTACGCCGAGGTTCTTCAAAGTGCAAAAACGGAGAGAGAAAACAACGTCGTGCTGGACGCAATTCCTAATGCGCGGGCGAAGATTGCGAGAGGGAAGATCGTCGAGCTGGCGGAGGCGAGGCGAGCATGAAGTATCAAACGATATATGCTGATCCGCCTTGGTGGGAGTCCGGGTGGGGGAGACTAAAGCGCGGTGCAGATAGACATTATCCTCTCATGAAAACGGATGATATTGCCGCGCTGCCTGTCTGCGAGATTGCCGAAGATAATTGCCATTTATATCTGTGGGCGACGAACAATCATTTGCAGGACGCTTTTCAAGTAATGGCCGCGTGGGGATTCGAGTATAAAACCATGATTACTTGGCTGAAGGATAAGAAGGGCCTCGGACAGTATTTCCGAGGGAAAACAGAGCATTGTCTTTTCGGCGTGCGTGGAAATTTGCCATACAAGACGAAGGACGGGAAGCGCTGTCAAGGCGTGACAGGATTTTACGCGCCGCGCCGTGAGCATAGCAGGAAGCCGGAGGAGATGAGGGAAATGATAGAGCTTGTTTCCTACGGGCCACGAATCGAATTGTTTGCGAGGCAACGATTTGACGGTTGGGACGCATGGGGGAATGAAGTATGAAAGCGAATCGTGAGGATGTAGTACAGGCCGCGCTGACGGTTCAAAGATGGTGTATTGAAAATTGGAGGCCGGACGGGGCTTGTGATTGCCCGTTTCGTGGGAGTTTTAACGATTGTCTATTGGAACAAGGTTCCGCTCCACGATTTGCCGACCTTGAAGAAGATCTACGCACAAGGGGGCTGAAAGATGACTGACGCAAACTTAATCGAAAGCGCAAGGCAGTTGAAAACGCATTGTCAAAACTTGATCGGGACAAATTGCGGCGATGCCAAAAATCGGTGTCCTTTTTACAGGATAAAACGAAACGGCGACGGAACAGGAAGAATCTATTGCGGAATAACCGAAGGGATTTTCCCTTGGCAATGGGACATAGACGGAGGCAAACATGACGATTGAATTTACCGTTCCCGGTCGCCCGGTGCCGATGGCGCGGCCTAGGGTTACGGCGCGGGGGACTTACACGCCCGCGAAATGCCGCGAGTACAAGCAATACGTCGCTATGATGGCACGGCAAGCCATGAGACACCACGAACCAATGACGGGCGCGGTACATATCATACTTCAGTTTACGTTTCAAACGCCAAAATCATGGACGAAAGTAAAAAAGGCGTGCGCTGATATTGTCGGACATACTTCCCGCCCGGATTGGGACAATCTGGCAAAAAGTGTGACGGACGCAATGATTGGGATAGTTTACAAAGACGACTCGCAGATTGAGACGGCAACAGTTGATAAAAGATACGGCGAATCTGACGGCGTGAGGATTGTTGTGGAGGAACAGCAAGACTGGCGCGAATATATTAAAAAAGACGTTTTGTCTAGGTTTAGGTTTCCAGAAAAGGAGGCGTGACATGACTAAGTACCGTCTTGAAATGACTGAGGAACAGGCGCGAATGATGATCGCCGCGCTTGATTTTTGGATGCGTATGAGGATGGGGCAGTTTGGCGAGCTCATTGACCTTGTTATGCCTGTATCGCCTGACGGAAATGTTGACGATTACTTGCAGAAAAAAGAATGTGCGGAACAGGTGCTATTGTGTGTCCGCAATCTTTTAATGCCTGATTTGCGCGGAATGAATAGCTTATTTGGCTCTTATAGTGTTTATAAATTGCCGGAAACAGAGAGAGCTTTCGATCTGTTGAAGTCAATTCGTAGCTGTATAGCATGGCACAATAACCCGGATGGCGGTTATGAAGTGATTTATGACAGGCCGCATGGCGAGGCTCCGAAATGCGAGGCGGTGGAAGATGAAAAAGGACACCCGACTAGCGACACAAGCGCAGATTGATTTTATTCGCTGGCTAGTTCAAGAGACTAAAACTGATCCGAAATGGTTTGTGAATCTCGAGAGTTTTACGCGGCGGCAGGCGCAGGAAGAGATTGACAGGTTGTCTGTCGGTGTGGACGTGAGCAGGTGGGAGGGCTGACGATGACGAAAGATGCAATTATTGACGTCGCAGTAACCTGTATGAGATGTGGGAGAGTATTATACTCGGGCGGTTATTATTCAGGAATTATTGGCAAGTTAAAGAGGAAAATCCATCGTGAAGGATGGAGACATGATTCGAGCGAGGGAACGCTTTGTCCTGACTGCTTAAAATTAAGGAGGGCTGACGATGGACATAAAGGAACGGATTGACGGGTTGACCGAGGTGCAGGCGAAAGCCGCGCTGGAATGGTACACAAAACAGCTGCCTTGTTATCTTGCTTGTAATAATTGCCTAGCCGAAAGTCGTTGCAGGGTGGCATGGAAAAACGGCGGGTATGAGAAGTGCATGGAAAATCTTTTGAAATTGGCACTAAAGGAGGCGCGGATATGACAGAGGACGAAATGATGCGTAAATACGCTGAGGCGCACGGGGTGACAGACTATCCGCAAGCGCACGAGCCGAACGAATACCGCTATTTGTCTCCCGCTTGGCTTGACGAGATCGCGAAAGGGTTAACGGCTGGACAAGAAAAATATCCCGGCGAAACTTGGCGCGAGATTCCGGCGAAGGAGCACGCTTGGAGGGCGGTGCGGCACTTGATTCTATATCTCAAAGGCGACAAGCAGGACACGCATTTAATAAACGCTAGTATGCGTTGCATGATGGCGTTTGAGACGGACGCAAAGGAAAACGACGTTATCGAATGGGAAAAGTTGATGCACGAAAAGGGGTGTGGCTAA